CGGCGATACGCTTGCCGCGGGCGCCGGCCAGCCCGCCATCAATGGGCCGGCGACGGTCTATTTCCCCTATGACGGCGCGCACCCGATCTACCGACAGGCCGTCGCGGCCGGTGTCGTCGCCACGGCCACCAAGCCGGCCCACCCGCCCAAGCCTGTCTGAAGGCAGTGAAGGCAGTGAACAGGAGAACGTCGATGCAGCTCATCTATCTGAACCATCACCACACCCAGATCGTCGCCCACCTGGAGGCCGGCGAGACGCTCGGCGATCTCGGCAATCCCGACGTCGCCAGCACCGGCTACATCAAGGTCGATGGCGCCGACCCGAACTATGTGGTGCTGCTGGAGCAGGATCCGTTCCTCGAATCGGTGATCGATCCGGGCACGCCGGTGGCCGTTCCGGCTCCCGGCGGCGGCGTAGCGCCCGGCACCGAGGTGCCGCCGCCCGAGCCGCCGCCCGAGGGTGAAACCGAGACGGTGCCGGATGGCCAGGGCGGGACCATCACCCGCAACGTGGATCGCTCCACGACGGTGACGCCGGCCTGATGGTCAAGGAGGTGCTGGCCAGCGTTGCCAGCTCAACCGTCGAGGCGCTGAAGACCACGCCGGTGATACTGGCCGGCGTGGTCCTCAACATCGTCTTTCTCGGGGTGATGTTTGTGAGCCTGCGCGAGGCTCGCAAGGTCGAAAAGCAGCAGTTCGCCTATATCCTGAACCGCTGCCTTCCCGGATCCGGGCAGGTCTTGCCGGATCAGTGATCGAGCTGGTGGCCGTTCGATGAGGAGATCGAGGAGATCGCCTCAAGCACCATGCGGCGCACATAGGCGTCACGTGGTCCCGGCTGGTAGCTGCCGCGCGCCACGGTGACGCGCAGGTGGATGGCCTCGTCCACGAAGGCCTCGATCATCAGCAGATCCGCATCGGCCTTGCGGTCCACGGTGCGCATCGCCGCCTGCACATTGCTGCCGGTCGGGATGGCCGGTCGAGCCGCCAGCGCTTGCACGTTGGAGAACTCGCGGGTGATGCCATCCTCGATGGCCTCGAAGCGCTTCTTTTCGTCTTCAGTCATTACTCGTTACTCCTGGTTGGGTTGGTCGCAGTTGCAGGCTTAGGCAAGTACTCGAAATGAGCCACCCGCGGGTGTCCCATGATCGAGGTCGGCAGACTGTAGGGAATAGCGACCGGCGTGTCGCGCGGGGTGACGCTTGGTGCCGGATTTTCCGGGGTGCGCGTCGATTGCGGTTTGGGCGGTTGCGGCGGCAGCGGCGCCCGGACAGCGACGGACACCCGCGGGATCGAAGCGTGAACAGGATGTAACTTGCCGATGCATTCATGCTTGTGGATGAGCCAGATCTGGCCGTGCGGGCAATGGGCCGCCTGGGCGGGTGAGCTGAGCAGGAAGATTGCGCCGGCCAGCCCCAGATGAGGAGAGGGCCAGCCGGCGCGCCCGCAGGCAGTGCGACCAACACCGCCGCAGGAACTCATAGCGCGATCCCCCAACGCGCCGCAAAGCTTTCGATGAGCTGGGTGAGCTCGTGGTGCTCGCCGACCTTGAGCTCGGAGGTCGAGCGCCCCACCGGCACCATGCCGCCGAGCTCGTCCGGCATCCAGACGATGCCGCGGTACTGGTTCATGAAATAGTCGTGCCACGCCTCGGGGGAATAGTGCTTGCCGAACCAGTTGCACTGCTTCGAGATCTGGGTGAGCAGCACCCACAGGCGGGCGTTCTGTTCACGGGTTCGTGAGGGGCCGCGCAACTCGAAGCGCGAGCCGGCTTCGGCCTGGAACACCCAGGTCGCGGCCTGCTCGCGTTCCTTGGGGCCGTTCAGCATGATGACGGCCCGGCTCACCCCGGCACGCCTTGCGCCTTGTGCAGGCGATGCAGCAGCCTCTGGGAGGCCGCTGTAGGCTCGCCGAGCTCCGGGCTATCAGGATCCCAGGGCATGTCCTCGACGCTGCTGGCGGGGCTGGCAGGCGGCGTGGCGACGGCCGCGGGCGGCAGGGCCTGGGCCTTGGCCGGAGCTGGCGCCGTGACCGCGTGCCCGTTGTAGGGCGGCTTCGTCCAATCGACGGCCGGCGCCTGGGTGGCCGCATGCTCCCAGCGGGCCTGCTGGGCGGGGAAGAGCTGCACATAGAAGGTGTAGTAGAACAGCACCCCGAAGCCGATGGCGCCGACCAGCAGCACGTAGCGGCCGGCCGGGCTCATCAGCAGCAACGCGACGACGACCATGAAGATCAGGAAATGCATCACACACCTGCCCTGGCGGCTTCCACCGCGTCGCGGATATTCTGCAGCGCATGCCGGGCCTGGGCGATGGGCTCCTCGTCGGCCAGCTCCTCCTCGGCCACGGCATCGATGCACTTGTCGCAGGCCTCGACCAGCTGATCGATCAGGTGGTCGCGCATGGCCAGCTGGTCGGCGACCGAGCTCGTCGGCCGCTCCTCGGCCTTCAGCTTCTCGGCCTCCAGGCGGGTGAGCAGGGTGAGGGCATTGTCGAGCGCTGAGTCCTGGGCGGGCTCCGGCTCGCTCTCGATCTGGTTGATCAGATCGCGGATCTCGGTGGCAGTGATGGTCATGACTGTGACTCCGTTAGTTCGATGATGCCGTTGCAGTGGACGGTTGCGACCTCGCAATCCTTGTCATCCAGGGCGGCGGTGGTGGGACGGTGGTACCAGACGCCTTGCGGCGTGCAGCGCACGGCCATGGAGCGCTGTTCGAGCTCGGCCGCCGCCTTGGCTTCCTCCATCGCCGCGAGCAGCTGTCGAACGTGCGGCAGGAAGACATCGAGGCCGGTCATGTCGCTGTCTCCAGGTTGTAGCGGCGGCGCAAATCCTCGACGGCGGTGTCGAGGTCTTCGAGGAACAACGTCGCCTCGCTTTCCAAGTTCTCGATGTAGGTGTCTTCGCGCTCGAAGCGCTTGACGAACAGCTGCATGGGCTCGGGCAGGCGCGGATCGAAGCTGACGAAATCGCACCAGGGCAGGCCGCTGCAGGCCAGCTGCCACTGCATCTGCGTGAAGTATTCGCCGCGGATCTCGCCGTTGCGCAGGGCCACCAGATGCACGGCGGTCTGGAACGGGCACTTGATTTCGAGCAGCCCGACCTCGCCCTCCTTGGTGGTGACGAGACCGTCCGGCGAGGCGTGCGTGTGCAAGAGCCTGGGGTGCAGCACCATGCCCACCTCGGTGACTTCGACCTCGTGCTCGAAGACGTAGGCGCGCCGGGCCGCGGGCTCGTTCTCGTTGCCCCAGGCCATGGCGGCGTTGGTATAGCCGGCGTAGGGCAGCCCGGTGAGGCGCTCGGTGATGAGCTCGGCCTGCAGGTTGGCGCGCGCGGTCGAGTAGCCGGTCTTGGTGCGCATCATGATCTCGTGGATGCGCGAGGCGCCGAGCGAGCCGGTGCGCGCCGCGATCCACTCGGCCGAGCGTTGCGGGATGTTCAAGACGTTCACTGGCCGCCTCCCTGGCGCAGCGTATCAACCGCCGCGGTCGCCTCGCTGCCGGTGTGCTCGGCCTGCTTGACCTTGCGCAGCCACGTCAGCGAGCGGTCGAAGAGGTCGGCCGGGATCTGCTCGATGGTTTCGGCCTTGACCTTCTCCAGCAAGCCGGCCCTGGCGGCCTCTTGCTTGTCCATGGCGGCGAGCAGCGCGGTGAGCTGGGCCGCCTGCTCGGCCGAGAGCTTGGCGGCCACAGGAGCCACATTTGTGGTGCCTGTGGCACTTGTGGCGCCGTCGTCGTCCACACTGGCGGCCAAGCCGAGCGCCGCCTTCAGCGTGTAGCGTTGAAGATAGGTGATGGTTGAGCCCTTCGACTGGATGTAATTCTTCTGGCCGCTCTCGTCGCGCGGGGCGGAGAGCATGCACTCTTCGCCGTGGCCGTCGGCATGCACGACGCGGCAGGTGACGGTCAGGCGCTGCTCGTCCTCCTTCAGCCCAAAGCGGAAGCTGAGGCCGTGTTTGCCGAGCACCGGGCGCACCGTGTCCACGACGTCGTCCAGGCTCTCGTAGCGGTAGCGCGTGCGCCCCTTGGCGCTGGTGAAATCGACGAGCTTGGTCTTGATGATGGCGGGCAGTTCGGCGGCGGCGGCGGCCATGGCGGCCTCGAATGCCTTGCGGGCTTCGTTGGCCTCGCGGCGCTCGACCAGCGCCAGCAGCTTCTCGACCATCTCCATGGGCGCGCCCGAGGCGATGGCCCGGTCCAGCATGTTCATGGGTGTGGCGAAAGCGGGGTGGGGAATGACGTCGGTCATGGTCGTGGTCCTCATCTGGGTTTGGGAAAGGGGTGGCCCCGACCGCACGAAGGGGCAAGGAGGCGGTCGGGGCCTACGGCGAGCATCTAACCATCGACTGGTCCGAGTTCGCCGTATCTCGTCAGCAGGGGGTGTGGATCTTGACCTCGCCCCAGGCGTAGCCGTCCACGACGCGGTAAAGGCCCTCCTTGGAGAGCTGGGCGAGGTGCGAGCGGAAAGACTTGTCGGTCATGCCGAGGCCGGCGCGGGCGTTGTCGAGGTAGACCATGCCCCAGCCGGGATGGTCCTCGTGTTCGTATTCTTCGCGCAGGCGGCGCAGCACGCGGTCTGAATTGTTCATGGTCGGTCCTCATCTGTTGATTGCTAGCTTATACGCTCGTGTTGACGCGCAGTCAATTGCTGCTTGCGGCGCAGGTAGGCGACGAAGCGGATGTAGCGCTGGGCGATCTCAAGCGGGTAGCGGGAGACATAGGTGCAGCCGCCGCCGGCCAGGATGAGGCGGGCGGCATCCTTGCGGCCGCGCCACTGTGCGGCCGGCACGCGCCATGCCATGGCGTCCAGGGCCCGTTGCATGGCCGGGCTAGGGGTATACAGGCGACTCATCGATCTTCCTCCTTGCGGCGCTCGCAGCGCGTCTTGACGCCCCTGGCTTCGAGCACCTCCAGGGCGGCGTCGATGCCGGCATTATAGCCGGCCGACCATTTGTCGCCTTTGGGCGTCACGCCGCCGAGTGCGTTGATCTCCTCCCAGGCCGCGGTGAGCGCGGTGATGACCGCGCGGGCGGCATAGAGCTCGGGATCCGGGCCGAGGGTTTCGTCGGCCGGGTCGGTGCTCTTCCAGTGATCGTAGGTCATGGGGTAGTCCTCGGCTGGTAGGTTATGCGGAGGATCCTTGACGGGTGGGGGGTCATGGCAGCGAAGCGAGCCTCGGCTGCATCGCGCCATTCCTGGTGCTTGCGGCGACCCAGGTCTTGCGCGGCTTCAATGGCCTTGCCGTCCGCGAGTTCTGGCAGATGCCGGATGAGTTCGAAATCGTACCAATCATCGGCATCGACCCCGATGGGGCCAGGGTGCTCCCTCAACCAGCGACCCTCGGTCTTCTGGTAGGCAGCGACAGTGCGGGAAAAGCCCTCCGCCAAGTACCACTCCTTGGCGGCGTGCCAAGTCTTGATGAAGCGCCGGAAGCGCCCTTCGAGCTCGCGCAGCCGTTGCGACTCACGGAAGGGTGCGTCACGCTGCCATTGCGCCTGCCGTTCGTCAGCTTGTCTCTGAGAGATCGCCTCGGGGCTCTGGGCCGCGAGCTGGTTCGCCAGGGAGGCGAAGCCTGCGATCAAGGCGAGAAGAATCATAAACAGGAAAAAGGGGGTCATGGTCTGGTCCTCATCTGGTTGGTGCGCGCACCCTACTCCCATATGGACTGCCAGTCAATAGGCCGAGGGCACAGGTTGACGCTCGATCCACAGGGGATTATCTTGGCTGGATGGCCAGACTGAACACCGCGATCAAGATCATTGCCGTGCTGGGCGGCACGGCCGAGGTAGCGCGCATCAGCCAGCGCACCATGGCCGAGGTGTCGCGTTGGAAGCGCTGGAACCGCTTTCCGCCGCAGACTTACCTCTGTTTGACGCAGGCGCTGGAGGCCAAGGGCCACGTGGCGCCGCCGGCCTTGTGGGGCCAGTATGAGTTCGAGCCGGCCTGATGGAGGCCAACGACGTCGAGCGGCTGGAGGCGATAGCTCGGGATCTGCTGGGCCTGGAGGTCATGGCTCGCGATCTGTTGGGGCGGCTGGCAGTGGCCGAGCAGGTGGCGGAGCAGCTGCGTTATCAGCTGGCCGTCTGCCGCATTCGTTGCGAGCGGGCCGAGAAGCAGCTGGTGCAAGAGCAGCGGCGGCGGGATCGCGAGCGCCGCGATGCGGGAGCGTAAGCGGCTCGGCCAGATCGACTTATTCTCCCGGCGCGTGCGAGCCGACGTCTACAAGCGCTCGGCCTCGGAGTTCCAGCTCACCTGCACGGTGGCGGATCTGTTGCGCCGGAGCGCGGCGCCGGGCTGGCTGTGGACGCATTTCCCGGCGGGTGAGCAACGGCCGAACATGGCCGGCGTGCGGCTGCAGCGCATGGGCCTGAAGCGCGGCTGGCCCGATTTCATCCTGCTGCCGCCGGTCTTGGGGCCGGCGCATTTCCTGGAGCTCAAGAGGCATCGCGGCGTGGCTTCCGACGAGCAGCTCGGGTTCGAGCTGTGGGCGGTGAGCCGCGGCTATCCGTATGTGCGGGCCGAGGGTTTCGAGCCGGCGCTCGCGGCCTTGCGGCGCTGGGGCGCCGTACGCGGCGTGGTGTGAGCCTGTGAGTTACGGGGATAACTTCAGGGATCTGGCGCCGATTCAATTGGATGCGGACGAGGCGGCGCTGGAGGCTCTGTGGCAGATGGCCGAGGCAGCTGACATTGCCGGGAGATTGTTGCAGTCTGGTGACTTGGCCGGCTGCGTGCATCAGGTGCGTCGTTTGAGCGCCTTCTACGTGGCCGCCATCGGAACGCTCAAGCTGATTGCTGAACGGGAGGCCAGTCGTCGGACGGCAGAGCCGGAGCGTTTGAAGTAAAACGGCCTCGGGGGTGGTGCCCCAAGGCCGCTGAATGTTCACAAGCGCTCTGGAGGACCGCCTATGACTGATCCCAAGGTACTGCCTTTTGCGAATATCGGCAATGGCCGAGACAAGCGCCAGCGTTTCCAGCTCGTCAAATTCGATGACATTACGCTCGATGCGGCCGAGCCGTATCTGGTGAAAGGGCTCATTCCGCGGCAGGGGCTGGGGCTGGTCTGGGGGCCGGCCAAGTGCGGCAAGAGCTTTTGGACCTTCGACCTCGTGATGCATATTGCACTGGGGCGTCCCTACCGTGGCCATAAGGTGCAACAAGGATTAGTGCTCTATATAGCGTTGGAGGGAGCGCACGGCTATCGAGCTCGAGTCGAGGCCTTCCGGCAAAAGTTCCTGGAACAGCACGAGGGCGAGATCCCGTTTCATCTGTGCGGCGACAAGCTGACGTTGGCGCTCGATCAGCAGCTGCTCAGCAAGCGCATCGAGGCCCAGCTCAATGGCAAGGCGCCGAGCGTGATCGTCATCGACACGGTGAATCGCTCGCTGGCCGGCCCCGAGGACGACAAGACGCTCTCGCCTTACGTGCAGGCCGCCGACGCGCTGCGCGAGGCCTTCGATTGCGTGGTGCTCTTGGTGCATCACTCGGGCTACGACAAGACGCATGCGCGCGGCCATACGCTGTTGCCGGCCGCGGTCGATACCGAGATCGCCATCCGGCGCGATGAGGCGAACAACGTGGTGGCCACTGTGGTCTCGATGCGCGATGGCCCGGCCGACGAGGAGATCGCTTCGCGGCTGGTCAAGATCCCGGTCGGCGAGGACCGCGAAGGCGACGTGATCACCAGCTGTTACATCGAGCCGCTCGACAGCGTGCCGCCGGCCGTAAAAGCCGCAGCCAAGACGGGACGTGGCGGCGGCCCCAGTGAGCTCGCCCCGCTCATCGTCAAAGCTTACGACGCGCTCTGCCTCGATGGGCAAGCCCAACGCTCTCTCGACCTCGACGGCTATGACCAGTTCAAAGTCAAAATCGATGTGCTGCGCGCTTTCCTGATGTCACTTGGCCAGCTCGATCACGATGACGGCAAGCTGACCGCGACAGCGCGCACGTGGTTTCACCGCGCCAAACTGGCATTGACGAACGAGGCCACCGGCAAATTCATGGAAGAAAAAGGCGAGATCTGGCGATGCAAGAAATAAAGCTGGCGTTCGGTCGCCAAGCCGATGGCAGGATGGTCAGCATCGACGCCGTAGCCCGCGGTCTTGTCTGTCAATGCTTCTGTCCGCAATGCGAGACGCGCCTCGTCGCCGTCAAAGGCGATATCCGGCAGCATCACTTTCGCCACTATTCGGACAGCTGCCAGGGCGCCGCCGAAAGCGCGCTGCACCTGTTCGCCAAGCAGATCATCCAGGAAAGCCGGGCGCTCGGCTTGCCAACGCCACACCCGCCTGTCGGCCGCATCCTCTCGGTGACGCTGGAAAGCCATTTCGCCGATTGCATTCCTGATGTCCTGCTGCATTACGATACCGGCGAAACCATCGCCGTCGAAATCTGGGTCGCTCACCAAACTGAACGGGCCAAGGTCAGGCTCTACAATGATCGCCAAATCGGCGCCGTCGAGATCGATCTGCACAAGCTTGTGAGCGCGCAGAAAAGCGAGGCCGAATGGCGCAATGTCATCCTCATCGAGGCCCCGCGCCAATGGCTTTCAGCCCCGCAAGCTGTCTGGCTTGAACGCCGCGCAGACCCCCGAAATCATTACTGCCAGCATCCAGGATGTCACGCCTGGGGCGCTTTTGGCTTCGGCGGTAAGTCATTGAAAAAAACCGCGTTTCACTCCGCGTTTCAAAGGAAAGCGCAGCGGAAATGGTTCTGTGGCAAACATCGTGCCGAAGGTGAAACGCAGAGCCATGCTTAAGTCATTGCAAATAACCGCGTTTCACTCGCGTTTCACTTCCGTTTCACTTGAAACACGGTCCTGCAGACCGCCCCTTTTCACACCCCGCAACGTAACGTTTCACTTCCCCTCTCCCCAAAGGGGAGGGGAATGAAACGCGCGGTTGAAACAGGGCTGCGACCCGAAACAAGGGAATGAAACCCATGAAAACCTGCAGCAACTGCCAACACTTCTACCCAGACGGAAATGAATCAGGCTTCTGCCGTCGCTTCCCGCCAATGCCTTTCATCGCTAAACCCTTCGAAGACAATAAACCCCTCCACATCCACTCAGCGTGGCCACCAACAAGACCTACAGCCTACTGCGGCGAATTCCTCGAAAAGCCAAACGCTGGAATCATAGACAAATCCGTGCAAAATTAGCACATGCAGGTCAAACCACCTCATCACGACCCAAGCACACCGCTCAATAACGCTCGCCACGAAAAGTTCGCTAACCTACGAGCAACAGGCGCTATTCTTACCGATGCCTATCGAATAGCTGGCTATAGCTCAGCAGATCCAAGAGCGGGGAAAAGGTTGGCGAATACTCCCCCCGTGCGCGACAGGATCCAGTGGATTAAGAACAAAGCCGGCGAAGCAACAGCCACGGATCTCGAGTATTTGGTGACCGCGGCGAGGCGTGTTTTGGTCAAGGCTGAAGCGTTGGAGCAGATGACCGCCGCGGTCGGTGCGATCAAGGAGCTCGGCATCCTAACAGGACACCGAATTGAGAAGCGCGAACAGACACTTAAGACCAACCCCGACGAGATGACCGACGCCGAGCTGTTGATCATCGCAGCGCGTGGTCGGCCCAAGCCCGAGGAGCCGATGACCGAGGCGCGCATCGAGCGCGCCATCGAGCATGCGCTCAGCGTCGCGGATGAGCAGATGCCCGAGCACGCCCACGCCTTCGACTTCAACGAGCCGACTGCAGCGGATGGAGCATCCGCTACGGTTGATGACTAAGCCGTTGATATCATTGCATGTCGAGATCGAGCGTTTGGCTTTACCCACAGCTGCGCCCCCATCGATGCAGACGCAGAGTCCATGCCTAAAGCTTTAGTAAAGGTTTAACAATCGCCCCACGTAGCTAGCTAATGGTTCCCCCCGGCAGATACCCACCCCGGTATCGTCTCTGAACCAGTGACCGTTTCTTGTTTGGGGCCCCCCCTGATGGCGAGGTAGGGATTTGGGTGTGTGTGGTGTGTATAACAAAATTGGTATGCGGTCTGTCGCTGATTTCCGGGGCTGTGGCGGGATTTGGGGTTTCCGGGTAGGGTGATACGGGTCGCGGGCATGAACAGTGTTCCTGAGCCTCTGAGGCGGCATTTCGATGGCATTTGAGCCTGGGCTATCGTTCGACATTGATCCTGCGGATGCGGCGGGGATTTACCTGGACCGGAAGGCTTGCCGGAGTAGTCTGACGGCATGGGTACGGAAGGCGGGATTTGAGCCAGCGCAGCATCACCGGCTGATCATCGAGAAGCTGGAGGCGGTATCGCGAGGTGAGATCCGGCGTTTAGCGCTGTTTCTGCCGCCTGGGAGTGCGAAATCGACGTATGCGTCAGTGCTTTACCCTCCGTGGTATTTGAGCCGGCATCCTGACGCCGCCCTCATTGTTGCATCGCACACTCAGGAGTTGGCGGAGCGTTGGGGGAGGCGCTGCAGGAGCTTGATCGAGCATTACAGCAAGGTGCTGGGCGTCGGCTTGTCGGGCGACGTTCGGGCTGCCAGCCGTTGGGAGACCGAGGGTGGCGGCGAGTATTTTGCGGCGGGTGTTGGGGGCAGCATCACGGGAAGACGGGCCGACCTTGTG